GCCCAACGCGAAACAAAGAAATAGGGATACATCCGCGTCTCATCTTCCAGCACAGCACCAGAGCCTTTGTGCACTACCATGTAGCGCCACATGCCCGTAGCCGTCTGGTCGTTAATCGCGATAATCTCCTGATCCTGCCGCTCGGTGCTCTGCTTAGCACTTTCACGCAGCTCTTTAGGCACCTTGTTACCGTAGCTGTCCTCCAGCTGCCGGGCATTTAATTTGTACTTACGCGCAATGGTGACAATCTTGCCCGTGTCATCCTCGGAAATGGCTAGCTCACCAAGCGGAATACACTTAAAGCGCAGCGTCTGGTTGTCAGCGTCAGGGAACATCGCAATGCCATTCGTCCCGCCCACAATGCGGTCGAGGATTGTTGGCTGCATTTCCTGATAGAAGTTTGAGCGCGAAAGCATCGAGAACATCAGGTTCTCAATCTGCTGCAGGGCAGGGCGCAGCTGCTTACGCTCGTCAAGCTCGGTGACGTTAACGCCCGGTGCGACGCGGAACCACTTCTGCCACGGCGGGACAAGGCCCGAGATAATCAGGTTGGTCAGGCGCTCCGCAGCGTCAATCGCTGTCGAGTCAAACACCTCATCCTGAATCTCACTGGGCGTCCGGCGCTTGTTGGTGTAGATCAGCGCCCGCTCAGGGGCAATGTACTTGTACGCTGTTTCCCACAGAGCTTCATACTCAGCCCGATAGTCAAACAGCTGCTGTACGCGCGAGATCGCTTCGCGAGCATCCATAATTTACCCCAGGGTTGACTGGCCTTGGCTCTGACTCTGGCCAAGCACATTAAACAGCGACGGGCTAGGCTCAATCGCGCTTCTAAGCTGACGCCGACGGCGCTGCTCAGCTTCCTGCTGTTGCTCTTGTTCCTGCGCTTGCTCGCGTTCAACGACTGCTTGCGCACGCTGGCGTTCTTGTTCAGCTCGCTGCTGCTGCTCTTCAATACGCTCGTTAGCTGCTTGAGTAGCCTGCCTCTGAGCACGAGCGGCTTTTTTTGCAGCGTCTCTCTGTTCTTTAGCGGCGTATGCCGTGGCTCCAATCGTAGCGGCAGTTGCGGCACCTGCTGCAACGCTGCCCCCGCCAATAGCTGCTAATGCTGGTGCTACAAATCCCATAGCGATTTCTCCAAAATTGTCCAACGCGGTTTGTAACCAGCGGGCTCAAGAAAAGAATGCTCCCAGCCACGCCGTCCAAATACTTGTATTTGCTCTGCGCCAAACTCTTTAGCAAGATTTTCGACTGCAGGCAACATTTGCTCCAATTCGCGCAGCTTACCGCCAGCTAACCACAAGGTAAAGGTTTTGCCAATACACACAGTGACAACTGCCGATTCCTTACCAACCCATAGCTGAGCTCTGCCATCGGTTAGCGCTAAAAACAAATCTTCCAGCGTGTCGTTGCCCGGCGAGCGCTGCATTGCCTTGACAATGTAATCATGCGCTTTGTGCCAGTCCTTGGCCCAGCATTCGCTCGGTTCGTAGCTCACGCCGCCGTCCATGCGTTCCACCCCTTGGGCTTGATTGGTTTAGCTTGACCTGGCCGGCCCCAGCGCCTGCCAGCCTTACCAGCAAGTTGCGGCCCCTCATAAACTACCAGCCCATGCTGTAAAGCGTCATGTACATGAGATTCAAATGTCTTGTTAGGCACATCGCGCGGCTCGCCCGTTTTGTCCTGAGTAACGTAGTGATACCCGCCCATAAAGCCCTCAAGTAACGTCTGGCACTCGGCGTTGACTAGCATCCCAGGCTTTCCGTCAACCATACGATTGAGAGGACGCCGAACGGCCCCAAGCCGGGTGTCCAGATCGCTCGGCCCCGCCCGTGGCGTAAAGCCCTCCTTGCGCAGGATCTCAAACGGCGTGGTGGCGTTAACCTGGTTGCGCTGGTTACCCGCGGGGTCACACCACATATCGTAGCGGTTGTTATCAGGAAATCGCGTGCGCAGAAAATTCTTGAGCTTTTTGGCAAATTCCTCAATGCCCATGTTCTGGCTCACCAGCTCGGATAGCACCAGCCACTGCCCCAGCGCGTTCTGCTGGAAAATCACCGCAGCCGGCGTTAGCCCAAAGTCCACCCCGATCGACAGCGGGTTACTGGGCGAGGGTTCGAGCGGCGCCTCAGACTTGTGCACTTTGACGTTAAACTGCGGGTAGACAGGCAGCCCGTCGCGCCGTGTGCCGTACTCACCGTGCACGTGCACATTCAGCCAGTCCTCGTCCCGGCCAGATGCTAGCAGCAGCTCGTAATAACCATCAGGCAGGTGCTCTTTGTTCTCCGCAGCGTCTGACATGCCCGAAGGCTGCTTGTAGAGCATCTTCACCGGCCGTCCAAACTTTTTCGCAAACTCTGCCAAGTTGGCATCATGCTCCTCGGACTCAAATAGCTTGTGCCAAAAAGTGCTTACCGCTGGCGGGTTAGTATCCATAATCACCCCCACCCACGTAGGCGGCGCATCGGACTGCTTTGGATACCGGCCAATTCGACCAAGCAAGTTGATAAAGATGTCCGGGTTGACCTCACGATACTCGTTGACCCAAGCACCGGTCAGCTCCAGAGAAAGCAGGTTGCGCACGTCCTCGGAAGATTCCAGCGGCCGAAACATCCACTCACTCTCAACCGTCGTGCCATCAGGCAGCGCGAAACTGAGCATGAAGGTGTTAGTTGTTGCGTACCAGCGCCCCGCCAACCCGGGCGGCAGCCAGTCGTGCACCGTCTTAATTGTGGTGTCTTTCAACATCCGCACGGTGTTACGGATAATCGCAAAGCGCGTTTTACGAATTCCCTTCTTGTCAGGCTTTTGCTCGCAGGCCCGACGCACCAGCTCCATAGCACACGCAACGGATTTACCCGAGCCCAGCGGGCCCATAAGCCCTCGCACCACGGCGTTGGACTGCATAAACTCTGTTGCCACCGGAGACGGGGTGTAATTGATCCCGTTGAACTCCTCAGAATTATTCATGTGTTGACCTGGATGTTGACCATAAACGGTGCAGCGTTGTTATTACTGCTGTCGTCAGTGTTGTTCTTCTCAAGCCCTGCGTACTTGCAGATGTTCTCAATGGCGCGAAGGCGCACCGCTGGCTCCATGCCACGATCCATGGCAATCGCCGCCGCTTCCTCCACCAGCACCGAGGCGAGCTTTTTGGTCTTGAGCCGGGCTTGCGAGGATTCCTCGTCAATCATCCGCCGATAGGCAGACACAGCACGTTTTACTGGAGGCGAACTGGCAACAGCCTCGTACTCCTCAGCAGGCAGGTTGTACTTTTCCTGGAGCTCCTCGGGAGGGTGGTACTCCAGAGCAATGTCATAGGCAAGCTCCTGCACCCACGTTTGTGGCTTAGCAGGAACCTCGGCCGGCGGTTGGTGTTTAGCTAAATCCATAGGCGCCTTATACCATCATGAAGCCGAGCCGTAAACGATTTACAAAGTGACAAAAGTACTTGACAGGCAAAACTGAAAATTGGCCTGAGTTGTGTGAGTGGCACGCTAAGGCTGAGCACGCGCGCGATTTTTGGGGGCACCCCCTGCCAATTAGAAAAAAGAAAAAACGGGGCCGGGGGGCCTAATTGTAAAAGGCATTTGCCATTTAATTATTAAATTGTAAAACATCTTTTGCTTTTACTTTGCGAAAGTGTAAAAGGTAATTGTCTGTAAAATGTAATTGTCAAAAGCTAAGTGCTTGATTGTGCTGCAATTCTAGCACGACTTGGAACAATTGGAACAGACTGTGGCTGCATAAGTTATTGATATTATTGAATTGTTACCATTGTTACCATTGTTACCATAATTCTAGAGCTAATATGGGTTTTTGCTTGTAAAAGGGGCTATACATTATGCCAATAATGTCAAATGAAAATAATTTACCTCTGAAAAAATGGTAACAATTGGAACAAGGCGAACAATCCTTGCGATTCAATGACTTATAAGGTAACAGGCAATAATGTAAAAGGTAACAATTGGAACAAGGCGGAAAATGGTGGACAGCATCACCCTGGTTAGCGTGCAAGGGATTGGACACTTGCCGGGTTACTGTCCACCGGATTGGACACTTGCAAGGTTGCCAGCGTGTACCGTCAACGCCCCGTGACACTAGGCGCGAGCGCTTGTCATGTTCGATTGTGTCCAAGGGGGTTGACACTTGCTCGAGCGTTTGCAAGACTGGCCACGAACTCAACGCAAAAGGGGTTAAACATGACTGACCAGAACCTTACATATCGCGAACAAGTGCTGCTAGATCTTGCGCAGTCGAATGGGCTGTTTCCAAGCGAAGCCAAAGTGCTGCCAGTTCTGCTCGATGCAATCGGCCGCAAATTGCAGCTGAATGAAAGCGAAACGCTTTGGCACTTGAGCACCAATAAAGAATTGTCCGCATACGCTGCCAGCGTAGCGCGTGACGTAGCGTTGACCGGGTAACAAGTAACCGGCGGGGCTCCGGCCCCGCCCATCCAAAGCGAGGATTGACCGATGACATATCAAGGCGATGAATTAAGGATTATGCGTGAAGCGCTTGCCATTGCACTGGATGCGCTGATTGAGCAGGAAAAAAAGCTGGACCCCCGAGACGTAGATTCTCGGCGCCGCGTTGCCCGAAAAATTGAGGAAGTTTCCGCGGTTATGGTGAAGCTGCGCGAGCAGGTCAAGCGTTACGTTGAGGAGGCATGACCAATGACATACAGCGAAAGCGCCGAAGGCATCATTATCACGCGCAAGCGCGCCATTGTTGAGCTGAAGCGCCACGGCGTGCCGGCCAGTGAATGGCCGCTGTTCTACCGCGAAATGGGCTATGCGCCCAATTACAGCGCCAGCGACGTGCTGGACTGGCTTGGATACTAAGGGGAAGCAATCATGATTAAGGAAAACATTCTCGAAACGCTCGAAACATT